GGCTGCTGCGCCTGCTGCTTATTCTGCTGCTCCACGCGACCCTTGATCTCGTCGTCCTCGGGCACCAGCCCGGGCATGTCGAGCTGGTCGGCGATGCTGCGCAGCAACCGCGCACGCCCCTCCACGCCGATGATCTGCATGTCCGCCTCGTTACCGGTGGCAGCCAGGAACTGCTGGCGGGCCTGCTGGGTCTGCTCGCGCAGCAGCATGGCGCTGGCACCGCGGGGCACCACGCGGCAGTTGCCCTTGATCGACATGTCCGCGCTGTAGCGCATGTTGAACAGCCAGAGCGCGGCGATCACGCGACTGGTGACGCCCCGGTCGATATGGCGAATGGCGTCCTTGATGCCCTTGTTCGCGCTCTCCAGCAGCATGGACAGGCCGCTGGCGGTGTTGCCCGCCCCGCCGACCTTCTCGTTGCCGTAGGAGTAGCGTGGAATGTTCGTCGCGTCGTCGGCGCGCTGCTCCCACTGCGCATACACCTGCATCAGCTCGCCGGCACGGCTGTCCGGCTGGAAGAAGCGGATGGCCGGCTGCTGCGAACCGGTGCCGGTGCGATCGCTCTTCACCCGCCAGCGCTTCATCGGGAAGATTTCGTTGGGGTTCTCTTCCGGCGCCAGGCGGTCCATGGCGATTTCGATTTGCGGGCCACTGGCGAAGGCCATGTTGTTCGCCTGCGCCCGGGCGACGGCGCAGCACATGTCCTGCACGTCCGACATCAATTCAGGAATACCAATGCCCCAGAAGGAGCCCGGCACCAGCTGGAACGACGCCTTGTGATACGGCCGCGCGCCCATGGGGTTGCGGTTGATCACGCAGCGGATCACATGCCGACCGATCAGGATGGCGTCGATCTCGTACTCGCCCAGCGGATCCTCGACTTGCTCGGGCGTCATGCCCCACTGCAACAGGATCAGGCCCTGGGCGCTGCCCCAGTAATGCAGCCCCTCGATCGTCTCGCCCTGATTGGTCATCCAGTCGTGGCTGCGGTCCTCCAGGCGGGCGCGCTCCGAATCGGTGGCCAGCCATTCGCGCAGTCCACCCCGGCCATGCTCGACCAGCACCTGCTCGATTGCGTCGTCCTTGTAGCCCGGCACGCCGCGCAGCCGGTTCAGGTGAGCACGGGTGTAGCGCTCGCGCTCGATCAGGTAGGCGCCGTCGTCGATGTCCGAGGAATCCGGCGACGGGTACAGGTCATACGGCGATACGCGCGCGAACTGGGGCTTGATCGCCTCCACCTCGATCATCTGCCAGCCTTCCTTCCAGGCGAACTCCGGCACGCGCTGCAGCAGCGGGCCGCGCAGGAACGCGGCGGGATAGGTCACGAAGTCATCGATGAATGCTTCCAGCGCCTCGCTCCAGCCGCCCTCCTCCAGCTGGTCGTTGATGACTTCCTCATGGCGGTCGGCGATCTGCCGGGCCTTGTTCTGTACCTCGCGGCGCAGCAAGTCTTCCAGCTGCTGCTGATCCATGCCCTGCGCGCGCTCACCCAGCCGCTGCGCGAACGCACTCAGATAGTCCGGCGGGATCTCGGCAACCGGCGTCGGGTCCAGGCCCCACGGCCTGCCATTGGCGGGCATCAGGATGTCGCGAATCCAGGCCGCTGCCGCACGGCATTTGGTCGTGGTCAGCTTCGGATAGAGCTCGCTGCCGCCTTCCTCCTGGATCGCGCGCAGTTTGTCAGCGTCGTACTCGCCCTTCTGCCGGCGCGCGCAGTCCAGCAGGCGCCGCTCGATCGGCTGCTTGGCCGTCTTCGCCGCCTCGAAGGCGCCGCGGATATGCCCGGACAGCGAGCTTTCCACCGCCTGCATGCGCCGGGCTTCGTCCTGGCGTTGCTGTTCGGCCTCTTCCTCGGCCTTCAGCTCGGCAGCGGATTTGAAATGCAGCAGGCCCAGGCTCATCGTGCGGCCCCCATCTGCTGGTAGATCTGCGCGACTTCAGCCCGGCGGTCGTTACGCCGCTGCAAGGCGGCAAAGCGGATGCCCTGCACGTTCTCCAGCAGGTCACGCATGTAGCCGACTGGGTTGGCGGCGAACTCTGCCAGCTTGACGCGCACCTCAAGCCCCATGCCATCCGCCACGTCGAGCTTGAATTGGACGGCTGGGTGCTCGTCGAAATTCTCGACCACCAGCACCGGGTCCACCTGAATATTGGCCAGGTCGTTACGCACCTGGTTGGACGGCACAGCCAGCGGCGCCAACTTGGAGGCGATGAAGCTCGCCACCTGTCGATGCTCAACGGTGATGAAGAGATTGCTGCTCATGTATGCGCGTTCCAGTTGCGGCGTCCGCGCTCCGTATTCGGAGCCGTTGGCGTGCTGTTCATGCCGGTGGACAGTTCAAACAGTCCGCTCCGGGCGAGTGTTTCGAATGCTTTGGCGCCGTGTGACGCCCAGTCGTGACGCGGGGTCGGCCGGTACACGCCCAGCCGGTCATCCCATTCCTTGCGGTAGTTGTCGAGGCAGTCGATCAGGCGGTCAACACCAACCACCTTGTCATCACCGCCGGCGTCGACCTGCTCGGCGAACCAGCACATCGGCAGGAACTGGCGCACCGCCTCGATGCCCTCGGCGTGGTTGCTGATCCGCGGCACGATCTCGAAGCGGATGCCGAACTGCGCCGCTGTGTCGACGCGGCTCTTCCCGGTACCAAGCTCACGCACGGCCAGGTCATGCGGCCCGTAGTGCTGGCCGTAGGTGTAACCCTTCTCGCGCAGCTTGCGCGCGTAGAACTCCAGCCCTTCGCCGCTGTGCTCCAGGTAGTCGATGATCCGCACTTCGCGCCCAAGTACCTGGCAGAACACGATAGACATCGCATCCGACATACCCAAGTCCCACGCCGTAATGACCGGCAGCGACGGGTTATAGGCAGCCTTCGTCGTGATGCGGCCGTTCTTGCGCAGCCACCGCATCTGCTGCATGTAGTAAGCGCCGTCGATACTCTGCGCGAAGGCCTCGTCTGGGGTGGACGGGTATTCGCGCTTCATGTCGTCTTTCAGGACTTCGGCTTTTTTCGCATACCACGCCTGCTGCGCCGCATCGGTCTTGATGCGGTACTTGGCGTCCAGCTCGGCGAAGTAGTCGTGCAGCCAGCTCGGTATCACCACGCCGGCAGGGTCCAGGCGATAGCCCGGCTCATCCGACCACGGGAAGAAGTGAAACTGAAAATCCATCAGGGTCGGCAGCTTGCCGGCCTCGGACAGCTTCTGTGCCGTGGCGCAGTAGTCGTGGAAGTAGCCTTCACGCCCTTCGGCGGTGCTCTCCAGGGTCACCTGGTTGCCCAGGCCAACTGCTTCGAACGCGCCGGTAACGATCTCCTGCGCCTTGTCCGGATACTTGCGGCAAATCTTGCCGAACTCAGACACATGCAGGCGCTGCAGCGTACCGCCCCGGTAGCTTGTGGAGACGCGGATGCTCGAGCCATTGTCGAACACATACCCTTCGCCGCGATCGCTGGTCGGCGCCGGCAGCTTCAGACCGATGGTGTTGAAGATCGCCATCCACGCGCCCTGGCGGAGCTGGTCATAGGCGAACTTGATCTTGTTCCGGAAGATATCCTTCGCGTCTTCCAGCGCATGCGCGATGCAGCCGGCCGAGAAGTTGTCGGTGAACAGGCAATCATCCAACGCATCGATCATCTCGAAGGTGGTGAACCCCAATTGCCGCGCCTTCAGGATCACATTGCGGCAGTGGCCACGAATGAACCGCTCGCGCTGCTGCTTGTTCGGCCGGAGCGTGCGCGTCTTGCCGTTCTTGTCCTTGATCTTGTAGAGCGTGTTCAGCCGGTACCACTTGTTATCCAGCGCGCGCAGCAGGTCAGCCGGATCGGTCAGCGTGCCTTCACGATGCAGCCGCAGCCACCGCTCACCCTCGAAGACGACGGCGGCCGGCGCCCTACTCTTCGACACCTGGCGCGACCTCGGCCAGCAGCTCTTTCAGCGTCTTGCCGATGTTGTCCTTGTCGTCGGCGTCCAGACCATAGCTTTGGCGCTCCATCTTCACTACGCGCTCCAGCGCCATGGTGGCGTTGCCCAGGGTCTTACCGGCGTAGTCCAGCGGCACGTCGATCTCGGCCGCCTCGCCGCTCTTGAGCTGGACGGTCATGGTGCCTTTCTCCAGCTGCTCTTCCAGGCGCTGCATCAGCGTCTCGGCGAGACCCTTGGCTTTTCTAAGTAAGCGCTGGTGGCCACGAATGACTTCCGCGCCAGCCTCGGCAGCCTGCTCGATGATCAGCTCGTCAGAATCAGCCCTCGCGACCTCCTTGGTCACGGCGAGTGTGGTTTTCTCCCGCACGCGCTGGCGGATCTGCTCGGACAGGTCGCGCTGCCAGCTGTAATCGGTGGCGCGCTTACGGATAGCGCCCTCGGACGGACCATGCAGACGACTCAGTTCCCGGTTGCTGTATTGGCCGGTGCGATAGTCGCGCTCGACCGCAGCCCAGTCGTAGCGGGCTCCTTTCTTTGCGGTCATGTCTGGCTCCTCGGGGTATCGCAAAATCCGACAAAAAAATGGCCGGATATCGCCCTTGCAAGTTTGGAAAAGTGTGAAGAATGGGTGACTCCAATCAATAGGAGTACACCCATGATCGAAACCTTAATCACCGCAGCCTTGGTTCTCTGCGTTGCCTGGCCTTACCTTCGCTCTTGGCGGACCTGGACCATTCTGGCCCTTGGCAGCGGCGCGTTGTGGTGGGCGCTATCGCCGCTGCTCTAGTCCAGCGCCGGCCTGCGGCAGAAGAGCCGCACATACGCCTGCAGGCCTCGCAGCTTCGCTTCATCAAGCGTTACTTGCTCTCGGTGGGCGAAATAAGGTTGTCGAGCGTCTGCAGCGAGCTCGGCTCCTCCATCATCCACGCGGCCGGCGCCGGTATCGGCGGACACTGCGGGGCAGGAGGCGTTGACGAGCAGCCGGCAATTGCCAGTAGCGACACAATCAGCCAAGCGCTTGTTTTCATCACGGACAACCTTCAGTTCCTTGGTGGTCTTGTCGTCGAAACGGTCGCGCTCTGCGAATGTCTCTTCGGTGAGCCGGACTGTCTCTTGCAGCAGCGTGACGCCCTGCTGTGACACGTCCAGCTCACCAGCGAGACGGTCACGCTCGCCATCGAGGTAGTCCAGGCGCAGCCAGACAGCCGCGACGATTGCGAGCAGCGTCGCGCCGATCAGCAGGTACAGCCTCACAGCCCAACCTTGCGCTTCGCATCCAGCACGGCGTCGACAATCTCATCGATCTGCCTGTCCTTCTTCGCCTCGCTCCAGGCGAACCAAGCGCGCACCACCACCCAAGCCGGCAGGCCGCACACGAAGATCAGACCGCCGATGGCAACCATGCCAACGTCATCGTTTGCCCAATGACCAATCTCCAGCCAGCGCACCACGAATGCACCTCCGCAGAGGCTGGCCACGGTGGTGCTGATCATGGCGACCACGAACTCCCGCACCGTCCGGGGCAGCGTCATCGCCATCACGACAACAGCCGCAAGGATCGCGACGAAGCCAAAGGCGCCCAGCTTGTACAGCGCGATACCGCCAGCGGCGGTCAATGGGCCTGGTTCGGACATGTAAATACCTGTGTGCTTCACGCGGGCACTCCCGGCACAGAGCCTGGTGGTGTCATGTAGAACCGGCGCTCATGCGCTGCGATCCGCCAGGGAGCAAAGACCCAGGCCGAGCGCCGGAAAGAGGTGCCCAGCCGAAGCTAGGCGGTTTGTGGCAACGTCTCCCGACGTGACCCTGGCGGCGCCTCACGGCGGGACCAGAAACGACAAGGCCCCGCACTTGGCGAGGCCTCAAAAAAGTTGTGCGCGTCTTTCCGCGCTGTCTGCCTAAGGGCGAACCGCCGCTGGCACCCTATTGCACCAGTATCAGCTGATCACCCTCGCGCCGAACCACCGTAGGTAGGAGCTGGGTCGCACGGGCTGCCGGTGTTTTTCAATGACCACCCCACCCCCGGCTGGGAATGTCCAGGCTCTCCCGAAGGCCGCCCTGGCTGCGGACTTATTCAACACTCAGAAACGCAAAAGCCCAGCGCGATGGCTGGGCTTTTACGTTTCGTGCGGTACTTTGCACGATGTATTTATCATCTAGGAAGTGGCACATTGACGTCAAGCTAAAGCTTCGCTGGCAGAGCTGGGGGTGCGGCAGAGGATTCACCTGGTGTTGCAGTCAGTCGCTCGAATAACTGTTGCAATGCCTTCATCTGTTCGTGCTGTTCTGCTGACTGCACCGCCATTTGATCCCTTAGCTCCCGCATTTCGTCTATCTGCCGACGCATCAAACTTTCGCTCGCGTCTGCTCGGATATCGCTATCGATACTGTCGAGGCGGGATAGCCACGTTTGACCGAGGCTTAACGCGACGGATACGACTAGCGCTAAAACCGTCAATCTAAGGCCTGAAGACGCGTGCCGAAGGGCCTGATTGCTAGCATCTTGTTCTTCTTTGACTTGGGCCATCCATTGTGGAATAGCGGTGTGAACTATCGTTTGTGTTAGTTCATTCAGCTCGCGCCCCATCGTTGCAAGTAGCTCGGCGACATGCTCCAGCCGCTCAGCTGTTTGTTCGCCCGCTTCCGCTGCTCGATTCTCAGGCGTCTTTGACCAGTCAATAACCGGTAGCTCAAGGCGATTCGCGGTGCGCTCGCTTATGCTGCTGAACAACCCGTCGGTCGCTTTGAGCCCACTCGACTCGAAATTATCCAGCACCGACGTGACACTCAGCGGGAGCTTTCCCAACTGCAATTCAGCTGCGGCGCTGCCCAGCTTCAAACCCTTCAAGCTATCGAAACTCGAAGTAGCCGCGGCGGCAGCCAGTCCTAGCTGGGCAGAATTGCCGAGACGCAAAGCTTCAAGTGCTGCGCTAGTGGAGGCCAAACCTGTTATGTTTTGCTGGATAGCTGCCAGTGCGGTTTCCCCAACACCCGACCATTGCGGCAGCTCATCCTTTTTTGCTCTCCATTCACGAAAGTACTGGCCCAATCCTTCTAACGGGTCATCGCAGCTCAACTCGGCTCCTGACGCCTTCAATATGGCGACAGCGATTTGCCTGCGCACCTCATCGTCTAGGTTTGCGAGACGCTCGGCCGACAATTTTGAACTGCGTTCTGCGGTTTCAAAAGTCAGCTCTTCAATAAGCTTGAGTCCCAGCGCCTGCGCTTCGAATTCATCTAGCTCCTTTTCTCTTAGTTTGCTCATTCCGACATGGCCTACATAAAACCGCTGGCCACATACGCGAGCTTCCGTAAGAGCATTCATCCTATTGATAAAATTTTTAAGCGTTGTTGCGGTCGGCTTCTTTTTCTCTTCGGCCATTGGGCGCTCCTTGTGCGGCTACAGGCCACTATACAACGCGATACTCATGCTGCTCGGTGAACATCCTGCTCCTCAACCAGCACCGCCGATAAAGGGAGCAAGGCTGCCCTGTCCAGACGGTCACATTCCCCAAACAACTGCTGCACAATCCAGCCCCACTCGCGCGTCCAATTGCGCCGGTCGAGGATGACGCCGAACGAGTCCTGCAGCCAAGCACGGAACTGCCGAGGGGCTTCTAAGGGGTCGGGATTGCCCATCCCGCCCTGTACCATCCTCCGATAGCGATAGAGAACCCCTGCGGCGACCCAATATGCCTGATTCGCTTTCTCCTCGTTTAGCTCCACCCGTTTGCCCCAGGACAGCCAGACCAGCTCATGGGCTGCCTCTTGCCATAAATTCGACTGTCGTGTGCAGCTCTCCGGCGCATAAAGGCTGTTGCCGAAGTGCTGCAGTTCGATGGGGAGTGAAGCGATCGCCGCCTGGAACCTTCCAGCCAATGCTTGGTGCGCTATCCGGTCCAAGGATCGATCGATCTGAGTTAACTGGATTTGTCCCCAGAATGCCCGATCTACCAGCGTCTCCAGCGTGCAAGCCCCGCGCTGGTAAAAGCAGTCATGCCAAGCCTGGCGCGAACTCTGTAGCCTCATCTATTCCGCCCCTATTGCGCAGTGCGTACAAATTGCGCACTTTGCGTACGCAGTGAATCGGTGTTTTTCTTCTCGAAGCCGCTTGCCGCCTGGTTTTGCGCAGCGTTCGCATGTGCGTAGTTCATGCGCTGTTGGCTCCGTGCCGTGCAATCAAGATCGCGTCGGCTACCGCCTGCCCTTTTCCCTTCAGATCGAGGATGCGAAGGTCTGGGTAGAGCTGAATGGCACGGCTACGCGCTGCGTCCTTGTCGGTGCCTACTAGGCCCGCGCGCTTCTTCCAGGCTTGCGGGGTCACCAGCGTGTATGGAATGGCCATACCCTGCAGGATCCCCTCTACCACTCCAGCAGCGTGGCCAAAGGTGAACATCGACGAAACGCCCTGGCCTGGCATCGCACCTACCTGCTCGAGGTACGCGTGAGCATTGAACTCGCCGATGGTCTCGCGGATGAATGCAGCCACCGCAGCGCCGTTCACTCGGCTTTTTGTCCCAACCTTGACGGTCGGCATGTTGAGATGAGCGACGTAGTTGCCCCCGTCGGTCATCACGACAATGGCGCCGGTACAGCCTGGATCGATTCCTAAGATCACGACGCACCTCCCTGATCGGTGGATATGGCCTGCACCACCCCGTCACGCGTACCGACGTAGGCAAACGGTACATCCCCAGACGGACGGGTTACGGCGAATCGCTGCTCCGGCAATCGGCAGATCGCCACGGTGTAACCGGTATCCGTAACCCAGCAGTCCTTGATCGGGTGACCGTCCCGGTTTTTCTTCTGCGCCCACTTCATGCCGCTGCTCCTTTCACCACCAAAAGCCCGTCCCCTACTAGGGACTCATGTGTTTCTGCGATAGCCCGCGGAATGTCCTGCCAGTCCACCTTCCCCTTAGCTCGGCCATCGATCACGTCATGGCAGCGACTGCAGGCGTATACCGCTACGGTGTCGAAGCCCTTCATACCGACGCCCTTCTGGCCGCATGGGATGTGGGCGAGCACGGTCGTGGCAGGATCGAAGTTGCAGACCCCCGGCATCCGGACGGTGCAGTCCTTGCCCCTGGCGCTATCGCGGACCTTCTTGCTGGCGATCTTCATGCCGCACGCTCCCGATCCATCAGCTCGGCCATCCGTTCGATCTGCTCCTGGTCGCAATCGGGCCAGTAGCGCTCGGCCAGGTGCTGGCAGATCCCGGCATAGAACCGCTCGAATTCGCCCTGCTCCATCCGATCGAATGCCAGGCTCTGCGGTACCAGCACGTCGATCTGCTTGATCTCCGGCAGGACGGCCTTGAGCATCCGCGTGGCGGCGGCGCCCAGCATGGTCTCGGCTGCAGCCAGGATCGCCGTCACCACCGGGGCGGCATCGATCTGCTCCACCTCACAGCAAACGCCCGACTCGCGCTGCAGGCGCTTGATTGCGGCGTGCTGGTCGAGGCCCTCGAAGCCTTCCAGCTGAGCTACAACCAGGCCCCCAAGTAAGTGCGCCTTGCGATGCTGGCCCAGGTGCCGCGGCTTGCTTAGCTCGGCACGCAGGTCATCACCCATCCGGTAACCACGGTCACGCATCAATCGGCGATCCGTGGCGAAGCGCGGTACTAGCGCACCGACCAGTTCGCCAGTGCTCTCGACTACGGCGCGCTCTACGCGGAACAGGATGTGCCGACGCTCCTTGCGCTTGCGGCGCGGTGCGAGTTGGTCAGCCATGGGCACCTCCTACCGTCTTGTTCAACCGCGCCCGGTGGGGTGCGAACTTCGCCAGCAACGCCTGGCGAGCTTCCTCGCCGCTCTGCGGGATTCCCTGAGCCTCGCGCACGCGTAGGGCGAACTGCAGGCTCTGCTCTTCGGCCAGCATTGCTTCGGGTTTCTGGCTGTCGTGGCCGATGCCGAGCGGTGTCGCCATCCCCAGCGCCTGACCGGCCATGGCACGGCGCGTCATCACCGCATAGCTACGGGCGAACAGCTTCCAGCTCTCGGCGCCCGGCAGCTGCGTCAGCACATCCAGGCCAACATCGATTGCAGCGTGATAGGTCACCGGGTGCGACCAGGTCGCCGAGCTGCGGCAGGAGGGATGCGCGTTGCGACAGGCCTCGTCGTAAGCCCGCTCGGCCGTCTGCAGGCCCAACGATTCGGGTGTAGGGCTGCACCACTCGACGAACTTGCCCGGCGCAGGCACGAAGTCACTCGGCTCGGCCCGGAGACGGCGTAGGCCAAGCTCGACCTGCGCATCCCAGTCGCGCACGCCACCCTCGATCATGGCTTTCACCCAAGTGACCTTCGCAGAGTCCAGCGCCTCCTTGTTCGGCCACGCCTGGCGCCACGCCGGCCGGGCATTGCGGATCTCGCGGAACAGCCGGTTGATCAGCTCCTCGACCGCCGCTTTTTCGGTGGCGCTCAGGGCAGCGACGATGTCGGCGGCAGCAGGCACAGGCAGAGACGGAATGGCGCCTGGGCCAGCACGAACGATACGGGCCGAGACGTTCTGGACGGAATTCATTGCTTGCCCTCCAACCAGCCGGTGTCATCGAAGTTGGCTTCAGGCCCAGAGGCACGACGCAACGGCGTCACCTTGCCGGTCGCTTGCGCCGCATCCCGCTTGATCCACTTCGTCAGCAGGCTCACCCAGGCGGCCTGCGTCTCGACTCGGCCGCTGGCCGCGTAGTGGCACACGAACGCGCCGATGGCGTCATGGGTGAACAGGTCGACAGGCATCGCCATGCGCAGGGCGTAGTTTTTCAGCAGGGCGGGGTCTGGTACCCAGTTCAGCGTCATCTCGATCGGAGCGTTTGGATCGGCAGAGCACTCGCCCTCCGCGCGTTGTGTGTTGTGTTGCTCTTTACTCTTCTCTACATCTTCTTTAGGTAACGCACCGCTAACGCTCGGAGCGTTACCCTTGGCGTTACCTTTACCGTTAGCGGCCTTGTGCGCAGCGACCCGCTTTGCCGTGAGAAGCCTGTTCTTGGCGGTCTTGCCGTTGTGGCGGTCGAAATTGGGCAGACTGATCACGTCGTCTTGCTCGACCATCCAACCGACCGATTTCATGTGTTCGCAGAAACCGGTAACGCCAACCATGCGATCCAGTAACCGCTTGCTAACGCTCGGAGCGTTACCGTCTGCCGTCTGCTGGTCGAACCAGCCCCACACGCGCAGCAGCTTGCCCACCACTGCATCGCAATCGATGTCAGCGGCGTCCGCGATCTGGCAGACCTCAGGCTTATCGAGGGTGATCAGTTCGAACTTGATCCAGTCACCAGCCATGATTGAAACCTCGCAGCAGGCCCTTCTAGGGCCTTAGAAGGCGCCCCCATAGGGGCGCTGTTAACCCTTGACCAGCTGCAGGCGCTTGCCCATCAGCGGCAACGCGTACAACTGCTGCTGCAAGTTCTCCAGAGCCACCTGCAACATCGCCTCGTTGATCGAGCAGGCGCGGCGTGCGGCCTCCTGCTTCAGCGCACCCTGCTCTGCAGGGCTCAGCCGACCAATTGCGGCCTCGCAAACCTCGTTCGTGAACATTGGCATTCCCCTCCCCTCGCCCTTCTCAGGGCCTTTCAGGCTGATTTGGTATCGCCCACACTGAGCTGGAGCGATTGCTTGGCAAGGCCGAACACGAGATCGCTCAGCTCTTCCTGGCTGATTGGCTCGCCTCGGAACAGCGCGGTCAGCAGATGGGCCTGTTGTTGCAGCAGCATCGCGGCCAGTACCTGCTCTTGCTGGCCGCCCTGCTGTAGGCGATGGCCGATGAACATGCAGTCGCGTGCGTAGCCGGTCAGGTTCTCCGCGTGCGCCAGGCGCGAGGCCTTGATCAGCTCCGCATGGTCCTCGCCACAGACGCGCACCTTGATCTCCTTGATCAAGTGCGTACCTGGCGCGCGGCGGCGGCGGTCCTCGTAGGGCTTTGGTTGAGTCATGTCTGGTTGCTCCTGGGTGGTAGTGAGTCGCTACAGAATGGGCGCCGGGCGCCCCGTGATATCGTTTTGCTTCCACACACAACGACGGCCACGGAGGCCCGACATATGGAAAAGAGTTACGAATGGTTGCTTGGCGAACTGCTCCAACAGGCAAGCGCCGAGGTAGAAGCGGCAGGGACCCTTAGAGGCGACCATGCCCAGGGGGCACAAGCCGTGAGAATTGGTATCGGGCGCCTCAAATTCGAGGCGCTGTGCAGGGACACTAGGGCTCGGCTTGGGAGTCCTTGGGCACCACTGAACGATCTCGAGGCCGCTCAGTACCTGGTACTTCAGAAGTACAGCTGGACGATCGAGTACGTGCGGGGCTTGTCCCGTGAACAGTTGATGTTTGCGCTGACGCGAGAGATTCACGATTTCCAACTGCCGAACGACGCGCGATCGGCAGCTAAGGGCTGGGCGACCAGATATGGGGTCTGGGATGAACTTAAAGATCACCTTGATGACCCCGTCCCATGAAATCAGTAAGAGCTACCGCTCGCTCACGCAACTCTGCCGCCTGTGCTTCATGCCAGGCGGCTTTTTCCTCGTAACTGAGCGCGTCGATGAGGCTTCCAGGAAATGTGCCAGGCCCTTTTGGCCAGACAGCAAAAGGCGGCCGCTCGCCGCGTAGGAACGCCTCCGCCTCCAGTAATTCGCGGGCGCGTGCTACTGGGTTGCTGCTCCGTCCTACTGCTTCCAAGGCAATCTCTTTTTCGCGAGGGGTCATGGCAAATCCTCAATCCTTGGCGATCCGCTGCAGCGTGCCGGCGATCTTCTCGGCGCTCTCCAGCAGCTCTTTGGCTTCTTGGGTGGATAGATCGGTGTCGCGACGGCCACGGCGGTCGGCGGGCTTGCGGGCAGAACGCCGATTGGTCTCAGGCGGCTCACCTGCGTCGGCGAGCTCTGGCCAAATCAGCTGCCAATCATTCGGGCGAAGCATTTGCCGGGTTACGCTCTGGCCGGTCTCTCGCTCGACGTTTGCGGCAACCAACGCGGATGCCTCTTTGTTGCCATAAGCGATCTGCTTGAGATATGCCCGGGTAGTTCCGCAGCGCTCCACCGCGCCGTCATCGGCTGTCTTCAGCCACTCAAGCAAAATGTCTTGCCGTATCCGCATTACCCAGCTCCTTATTCATGGCGAGATGATTACCTATGGGTAATAGTAAATCAATACCTACCGGTCATTTACCCGTAAGTAACAAAGCAGGGAATATGCGGTTCATGGATCTGAACGAAATCCGAAGGCGCAACCTTCGAGCACTGATGGACCGCACCTACGGGCGTAACACCCGTGGCGCCCAGTCGCGGATGGCCGAAGCGCTAGGCAAACCGCAGAATTACCTGTCCCGCTGCCTCTATGAGCCTGATAAGAAAGGCGCCAAAAACATCGGCGAAGACTTTGCGCGCGAGATAGAGCGGGCGTTCAAGCTCGAGCAGTACGCTATGGATGCGGTTAACTTCGGGGCGATTGCCGATGAGGCCAAGAGCAACGTGGGCTTAACCCCTCAGCCAGACCGCCTGTACCGATATCCGGTTGTCAGTGCGGTTGAGGCTGGCGGCTGGGTCGAAGCGATCCAACCTTATGAGCCTGGCGCGGAAGACACATTCGAGCTGACCGACTACCAGGCGCGCGGGCCGGCGTTCTGGCTGCGCGTCAGCGGCGACTCCATGACCTCGCCTACCCCGCCCAGCATCCCCGAGGGTCACCTTATTCTCGTCGATACCGGCCTGACGCCGATGCCTGGCGATCTTGTCGTGGCGAAGCTGGACAACGAGAACACCGCAACCTTCAAGCGACTGGTCAGCGACGCGGGCCAGCTCTATCTCAAACCACTGAACCCCTCGTACCGAATGATCCCCATCGACGGTAACTGCCGGCTGATTGGCGTCGTGAAGGAAGCGAAGGTGAAGCTGTAAGAAAGGCGCAATAGGCGCAAGGAGGCGTGTTGTGAAATTCACCGCAGCGGTACTGGCAGGATTGCTATCTTTCTCGGCGCAAGCTTGGGATGGCTATGACTCCGAGTCTGGCGCCTTAGTTGAGATTGAGAGCGGTAATTTGGTCAGGCCTGGCGAAACAATCGAATTCTACGATCACGATTCCGGCGAGTACCGGTCGGCTGATGTCGAGTCGATCTCGAGCTATGGCTCATCGGTTGAGGTTGAAGTCTACGACTACGATAGCGGGGAATACCGGACCCTCGAGATGGACGACTGAGCCTGACCGGCCTGGGAACAAGAATGATCTGGGAAGCCATACCAGCAGTAGTAGCTATCGCCGGAGCGGCTTGGACGTATGGTTCGGCCGGCGATGTCCGCCGAGCTAATTTTCGAGCATGGGTTTTCGCTCATCTGCAGCGCGCAAAGCCCGTGACTGTGAGGTTTTTCACAAAGGCAGCAATGCTGGGGATTGGTATCCTGGCCGGCTTGATCGTGTGGGCCTCAGCGCGTGAAATCTTCGAGTTTCGGACGAGCCTTGAGCCGCTGACGAGACGCGACGTATTTCAGTTTCTGCTGAACACCTTCAACGTCGTCAGCTATACGCTGCTGTCTTTCACTTGCCTTTTGATGCTCATCAAGCCTGATCGCAAGAAAATCCCGCTCGTCCTGACCGAGGGTCAGGACATCACCGTGACGCTCAAGGGCGAGCCCGACATCGCAGCGTTCACCGAGGCGATGAGGCAAGGCATCTCTGTGACTGTAGGCGTGCGAAACGGAGAGTTGCACATCGAAGCTCAGAATCTGAAAGGCTTCTCTTTCACCACGTCTTGAACCGTAACGCAAGGAAGCGAAGCCATGAGTTATCTAGTACTCACCCGCCGCGAAGGCGAAAAGATCACCCTGCGCGTTCAGCCAGGCACAGATCCAGACGATCTGCTAGCGCAGCTCCTGCTGGACGGCATAACCGTGACGGTCAAGGACATCGAGGCCGGGCGCGCGAAGATCGCGATTGAGGCGCCGCTTGACCTGCAGATATTGCGGAGTGAGCTCGAGGAAGCGTGAGCCCAACACCCGTTGTGCCGGAAGGCTCGGCAGAATGAGCGGCGCGCTCACCCAGCATGAAAGGAGGCCAGATGAGAAAAGAAACATGGCTGGATGATTGCCGTAAATGGTGCGGCCAAATCAAATTCGTCGCGGAGGGCCTGGACTGGTCTGAGAAGCCCAGCCACAGCGGCTGGCTGGAAGCGACCAGCCTCCTATTGGATGAGCGGCGCGTCACGATCCCGCACCTATATTTCAAGGGCGAGTATCAAGCTGGGCGGATGGGTGACAGAGTTACCTACGGCTTGATGTACAAAGATGGCAAGGAAAAACGTCGTGTCTTCATGCTCGAAGCTTGGCCGAGCCATGTTCGCTCGCACAAATTCAAGGACGGTACCCCGCTGTTCGGGCCGCATGTGCACTTAGGTGACTACCGGCTTGAAGAGGTGACCAGGGCAGTGCGCGCCGCCATATCCTCTACCACAGAGCAGCGCTGGGTTGAACGCTTCGCAAGGCACGCTAGTATTAGGGCTGGCCGCAGTCCCCTTACCTCCCCTTTTGTGAACGATTTGTTCGGATAAATGCTATGTGCACCATCGAATGCAGCGACTTCTTCGTTCGTGCGGGCTGGCACTGTCAGACAATCAGTGCTGGCAGCGGACCAGCCACGTACATAAGCACACCGATTACCCTTCCGGGAGGAAAGCCGCTGGACTTCTATCTGATCAGCCGCGGCGAGCTGGTTGAGTTCACAGATGACGGCATCACACTCTTCGCTCTGCGCTCTATTGGCTATGCTCTTTCCGACAAGAGGAATTGGAAGGGGCTCGATAACCTAGCTCAGCGCTATGGTTTTCATCTATCCGATGCTGGTGCTTTCGAGGCGACATTCCCCGCTTTTGAAATGGATCAATGGGGTGGGAAGATTATACGGCTAATGGCCTCCATAGCTGCTTGGGAAGAAGAGCGAGCTGCAGAAGGAGATACGGATTTCACCCTAACGGATGAAATCGAAATGCTGCTGCGCGCCAAAGCACCAGACCGGAAAATTGTGAGGAATGCTGCGCTTAAAGTTGGGAAGGTCGAAATGTCGTTCGATTTTCTGTGGGGCAACACTTACATTGACGCCGTTGCGCCGCTGCCGCAGTCCGTCAACCCCCGGCTGCGAAAGGCTGTCCTCATCAGCAAGGTCGAAAATCCTGCCGATATTCTTTTCATCGTTGATGACCGAGGGGCAAAAAAACAGAAGGCCGAAGATGAGATCGGCGTACTAGGCGGCCTAGCCGCAACTATCCTGTTCAGCGACTTTCAACAGCACTACAGCGCGTCAGTGCACTGAGTTGCTTTCCGAATCCCTGCGCAAGGGGGCTGTGACCGGCTACCCTGTCGCCAGGCTCCGCACCATCGGCCACCGATCATGGATCCAGGCATACGCTTCGGGCGGCGTACTGGTAACCACATACACGCGCCTATCCTCGCCCTCCCCCAGCACCAGGCAGTCCAGCCCATAGCCAGGCTGCATATCGAACCAGTGCGACTTGCGATCGGCATCCTTCTCCATATAGCGGTCGATCAAACCGAACGCTCTCCGTGCACGGTACTTGTCCCAACCGCCCCGCTCGACCGTCTCCAGGCGCGCCCAGCCGCCTTGCGGGCCGCTGCCCGGCTCTTCCTTTCGCCTGCCCCACTTCACCCAGCCAAGCGCCTCTCCGCCCTCCAGCATCACCGGGAACGCCGCTTTAGGGCTCGGAAAGTAAACCTTGAACGACCGCTCGGCATCGCGAGCCTCTACGCCACCACACATGGTTCGCTCCACTCGCAATGATCTGTATCAGCGTAGACGCAGCAGACGTGCCATGGTTCGGAAGTCCTGCGTGGAAAGTTGACATAGCCACACGGCGCAAAAGGATTAAGCCTTGAGTGGCAGAATGTGCTGCCGATACTGTACGCATGTACAGATTAAGGACCAGTCTTCATGGAACATCAACCCTACTCCCCCGACACGTATCGATCACTCGCTCTTCGGGTGCAGAGCCTCATCAGCACGCCCCGCGCACGCTACGAACATCAAGCCGTCATCCACCGTGAGCCAGGCGATCGGCCGGATGACTGGGATAGGTTGCTTGATGAAATCGGTGACGCCGATGGCGTGAAGCTCAACGCAAGGCCGGATGGGAGCGTGCACCTCGTGTGGTACGTACCGCTCGACTGACGTGTCTCTTCCCTGATTCCCAAAGCCCGCCGCAGTGCGGGCTTTTTCTTTATCCATTTTATTACCTACGGGTATTGACCTATAAAGTTACCTAGAGGTAATGTTGGCTCATCGCTATGGCACGCCCTGGCAGGGCCTACAGGCCCACCGCTCTTTAAAAACCAATTGCACCGTTCAGTCCCGACAGGCCCGGCGTCAGCCGACGCCTGAGCGATGGTGGATAAACCGACTGATACGCCAGTGAAGCTGGCCCACGCATGGCTCTGGTGACCATGCCGGATCGAACTGTTGATGCGACTGGAATCAGCAGCAACCGAGACGCGCAGCGAGCACTCCCTGCCGGAGCCAAGATGAGGCGCAACACCGGGACAGTGCAAAGCAGCGAGTTGAGCCTAGCCGGAGGTGGCCTGTAACCCCGGCCTGACAGCCAGAACGACTAGCCGCGCAAGAGCCCAGCAGGTGAGCGCGGCAATCACCTACCAAGCGCCCATCGAGACAGCCGCTTCCATCCCCAAAAACTCAATTGCACTGGTCCTGTGATGAGGGAGGCGGCTGCCTGATTGGCGCAGACAGCGAGGGAACTGCAATGAGCAATCAACAGCACGTATATACGGCGCGCAACCGCGACCGCGCGAGCGCGGGCAACTACGGGGCTGCGGCCAAGTATCTGGACCCAACGTTAGAGCGCACCCTTGAAAAGCGACTGCAAGAGTCGCTCCGCAAGGCCAAAGCACTGCGCGTGGCAGCTCGCCTAGCTGAGGAGGTGCGGATCAGGACTAGGGGCTATCCAACCGAGTGTGGCTATGCACGCATCTCGTTCCAGCTCCACGCCATCCGCGATGCGGAGAACCTGGACGCACTGCTGTACCGGGACCGCTTCGCAGACGGAATGATCACGGCGGCGTTGACGTTCGGCGTCATCACCCTGGTCGTCTTCGATCGCCTCAGCAGTCTGCGTAAAAACGCGTTTGCGCACCGCCACCGGGAGCTACTGCCATGCACGCCATAAAGGAAATCGCAGGCGGCGCCGGCCTGCTGTTCATCGTGGTCCCGTTCCTTGCCTACCTGGTCCATGTTGGCCTGCTGGGGGGCGTATGACCCGCTACCAACGCGCCAAGCGCTACGCCTTCTGGCGCGGTTTTGCGCTCGCGCTGGCGGTGTTCACCGGCTGGATCTACCTGAGCACGCTTGCTGGGGAGGTCACTGGATGACCGAACGAGCGCTTCTTCTTTGCTGCGGCTTCGCTGCGATGAGCCTTTTCAGCCTGGCGATCGCTGGACGGCTGATGATCGAACACACCTTTTCCTGACCGTACCCAACTGACCGAAGCGCCAGCCCGTGAGGCTGTGCGCCTGGAGCTCCGCATGACTGATATCGCCGTATCCCCAAGCAAGGGGTTCAGCCTAACCCCGCAATCGCTCGACGAGGCCATGCGCTTCGCCGACATCCTGTCCAAATCCAGCATCGTTCCGAAGGACTTCAACGGCAACCCGGGCAACATCCTGGTGGCTATCCAGTGGGGTCTGGAGCTGGGCCTGCAGCCGATGCAGGCCATGCAAAACATCGCTGTCATCAATGGACGCCCGGCGCTCTGGGGCGATGCGGTAATCGCCTTGGTGCGCGGCTCGCCGCTGTGCGAGTTCATCTACGAGACGGACGATGGCAACACCGCCACCTGCCGTGTGAAGCGCCGCGGCGAAGACGAGCAGGTCCGCACGTTCAGCATGGAAGACGCCAAGACCGCCGGCCTGATGGGCAAGTCCGGCCCCTGGACCCAGCACCCCAAGCGCATGCGCCAGATGCGGGCCCGCGCCTTCGCCCTACGCGACGTTTTCCCCGATGTGCTACGTGGCATGCCTGTCGCCGAAGAAGTGCAAGACATGGCGCCGGAGCGCGACATGGGCACGGTCCGCGCCGGCCAGCCAACCGAACGCAGATCGCTCGAGCAGCAGCCAGCCAGCCTGCCCAGCTACGACGACACCGAGTTCGCCACGAAGCTGGCCGACTGGAAAGACCTGATCGAGGGCGGCAAAACCACCGCCGACCGCATCATCAAAATGTCCGCCTCTAAGGTCGCGCTGACCGAAGAGCAAAAACAAGCCATCCGCGACCTCGAGGTATCTGACGCATGAGCATGATCATTCACGATGTACAGCAGGGAAGTACCGAATGGCATGCCCTGCGCCTGGAGCACTTCACCGCCTCGGAGGCGCCGGCAATGCTTGGCGTCTCCAAGTATCAGTCCCGATCCGATCTGCTCCAGCAGAAAAAGATCGGGCTGGCTCCCGACGTCGACGCCGCCACTCAGCGGCTATTCGACAACGGCCACGCAACTGAGGCCTTGGCCCGGCCGATCGTGGAGCGGTTGATTGGCGAGGATCTTTACCCAGTGGTCGGTACGCTCGGCAACCTGCTGGCCAGCATGGACGGCATGACCATGCTTGGCGACACGCTGTTCGAGCACAAGGCGCTCAACCAGTCGCTGATCCAGCAGATCGCCGCTGGCGAACTGGAAGCCCACTACTGGGTCCAGCTGGAACAGCAGCTGTATGTCAGCGGGGCACAGCGCGTGATCTTCGTATGCTCCGACGGCACCGAAGAGAACTTACACCTCCTCGAGTACCGGCCGGTACCGGGCCGTATCGAACAGATCCTGGCTGGCTGGAAACAGTTCGAGGAAGACTTGGCTGCCTTCGTGCCGGAAGCGCCTGCCGTTCCCAAGCCCGTTGGCCGTACGCCGGAAACCCTGCCAGCGCTGCGCATCGAAGTCACCGGCATGGTCACCAACAGCAACCTGGACGCCTTCAAGGCGCACGCGCTGGACGTCATTGGCGCGATCAATCGCGAGCTGGTGACTGACCAGGACTTCGCGGACGCCGAGCAAGCTGTGAAGTGGTGCGGCGAGGTTGAGGACAAACTGAAGGCCGCCAAGCAGCACGCCCTCAGCCAGACCGAGAGCATCGACAGGCTGTTCAGCACGCTCGACGATATTACCGCCGAGGCCCGCCGCACGCGGCTCGAGCTGGACAAGCTGGTCAAGGCCATGAAGGAAACGCGCCGGCTGGAGATCAAGACCAGCGCCGAGACCGCGTTCGCAGCGCACATCGCCGCGATCAACAAGCGCCTGGGCAAGGTGCAACTGCCGCCGATCCGCGCCGACTTTGCTGGCGTGATGAAGGGCAAGCGGACCATCGCCACTCTGCAGGACGCCGCTGACACCGAGCTGGCTCGGGTGAAGATCGAAGCAAACGCAACCGCTGAGGCCATCGAAACCAACCTGGCCAGCCTGCGCGAACTCGCCGCAAACCATGCGTACCTGTTCACCGATGCCCAGCAGCTGGTTCTGAAGGACAACGAGGCACTGGTTGCCATCGTCAAAGGGCGCATCACCGATCATGAGGCGGAAGAGCAAACCAAAGCCGAGGTCCGCGCCGAAGCTGAGCGTGAGCGAATCCGCCGGGAAGAGCGCCAGCGGCTTGAGCAAGAGCAGCGGGTGCAGAAGGCGCAAGCCGATAGAGGCGCAGCAGAACAGGCCGCAAAGGTCGCCGAGCAGCCTCAGGCACAACCGGCAGCGGCCGAGCCGATCAGCGACGCGGCGTTCGTTGCGCAAGTGTCAGAGGCCATCAGCCTGCGGCCAACAGCTTCGACCGCTCCGGCTCAGCCTGTGGACGATGGCCAGCGCATCAAGCTGGGCGACATCAACGCGCGCCTGGGCTTCTCGCTCACTGCCGACTTCCTACGCAGCATTGGCATCGAGTCGGTCGGCCGCGATCGCGCCGCGGTCCTCTACCGAGCCTCGGACTTCGCACTTATCTGTACCAACTTGATTGCCCACATCGGCGGCCTCGATCAGCGCATCGCCGCATAACCCCCCCACCCGATTCGGCGCCCACACAGGGCGCCCTGACGGAGACTTACATGCACCACCTCACCACACTCAACCTTCCGACCCCACCTGGCCGGGAGACGGATCGCCGCGCCCTGATCATTCAGGTTGGAGCGTTTCTGGCCAACGGCGGCAAGATCACCCGGCTCGACCACACCGAACGCGCCCCGCAGAAGGTGTCCTGCTGGAACACCAGCATCAGCCGCCAGGACAAGGCACGGCGCGAATACGAGCTTCGCCAGCATGAACTGGCCAAGACGATTGCTGACCTGGCAGTTGCTCAGACGGACCTTGGCCCAATCGGCCGGACTTCATACGAGATCTACAAAGTCCTCAAAGGCCAAGGACTCAAGCTCAACTCGATCATGGTTGAGCAGATCGCCGCAAAGTTCGGCATCGAGCTGCGCGACGACGGACGGTGCCGCGCATAACTACTGCGATACGGCTTTGAGCATCTCTATTTCAGCTTTAGCTGAGCTTGTCGCGCAGTCCCGCGCCATATTCAAAGCAGCCGCAATTTTTTGATGGTTGGACTGACTACTTGCGTACCGGTCGAAACCGGCGTCCGCTGCCTGATCAACTTCCGCTCTAATCTTTATTGAGAAAGTTGAGGCATATGCGTCTCCGATCTTTGTCCCTGAAGCACTCGCAGCACCGGCGATATTGCTAGCGATTGTCTGACCGCTACCGCTGGCCATCGGAGCGACAACCAAGCCGGCAACAGCCCCGACCGCTCTAACAGCCAGCTGGCCTGAGCTCAAACGATACTGCCCCGCTTCGTAGTAGTTGTTCACTTGTCTGCAAAACCGCTGTGCTTTTGCCAGCTCCATTAGCACAGCTTGGTCATCGCACGTCGAGGAAGAGCAAAAAACATACTCGTCGCTCCACGGCCAAACCGCTCCAGGGGGGACAAACCAACTCTTGCATGACGCCAACAAAGGGAACAACAGCGAAACAGCGATATAGCGTTTCATCATATAGCTCCTTTATCTGACCCGCCGCCAATTCAATATGGCCTATATCCGGACTTATGCGAGTACTCATGGCGAAAACAGATCTGCAAAGAAAGCGCGAGCAGCGCGAGCGCGACCGCCTGGAGGAAGAACAGCGCCTGGCCCGCCTCCTCTCCCGCTCGATCAAGCTCGACCTGTTCAAGGGCACCGACGCCAAGTTGATCCGTTCGATGGAGCGCCTCGGTATCAATGAGCCCCAGGACCTGATCAGCCGCCTGATTCACGGAGCCGACCGCCTCGATGACGAATCCCTACGTGAAATCACAGCTGTGTGACGGGCAGCCGTGACATCCCCTCACCAACTCAGCACCAGGTAGCAAACATGCCTATCCGCCACAGCATCATTCACCAAATCGACAAGAAACCCGACGGCAGCCCCGCCTTACTGCAGACTAGCGAAAGCGAGCTGCCAGAGTCGCAAGACCGGGAGAACCTGCTGACCGACCTCAACGAGAGCTATAACGCCAAGCAGGGCAAGGCCTGGGGCCTGTTCCATGAGGAATCCGGCGCCTATCCGTTCAGCGGCTGGCTGCGCGCCTACCTGAACGGCGCCCAAGACTTCATCGGCTTCACTTGGCAGGCCGTCGAGCACCTGCAGAAGCTGATGGTGGAATCCAACCTGACCACCGGCGGCCACGTGTTCTTCGCCCACTACCAGCAGGGCATGACCGACTATCTGACCATCGCCCTGCTGCACCACCGCGAGGGTGTCACGGTCGGCGAGGCTCTGGACGTCGTGCCGACCAAGCATCTGGACTTTAGCCAACTGCACCTGACGGCTCGAATAAACCTCAGCGAGTGGCGTAACAACAGCCAGTCGCGGCAGTACATCTCCTACCTGAAGGGCAGCCAGGGCCGGAGAGCTTCGGACTACTTCCGCGACTTCATCGGCTGCCAGGAAGGCATTGACGGCCCGAGCGAGACACGCACTCTGCTCAAGGCGTTCAGCGACTACGTGGTACGCGAAGACTTGGCCGAAGACCAAGCCCGCATGAAGACCGCCACGCTGCTCGACTATGCCAGCGCACAGGCCAAGCTGGGCGAGGCGATTACCCTTGAGGAACTGTCCGGCCTGCTCGATGAAGAGCGACCCAAGGCCTTCTACGACCACATCCGCAACAAGGACTACGGCCTGTCGCCGGAGATTCCCGCGGATAAGCGCACCCTCAACCAGTTCCGCCGGTTCACTGGGAGAACCGATGGGCTGTCGATCAGCTTTGAGTCGCACCTGCTTGGCTCAAAGGTCGAGTTCGACCAGGCCCGCGACATGCTGATCATCCGCAACTTGCCCACGCAACTGACCGACCAGCTCAAGCGCGCCTCGACGTAACAGCGCGCTGTCACGCATGTTGGTCACAAACCTGGCTAGGTAAATCTTTGCGTTCAGATACCACCAAGGTAATCGCGTCCAGGGGCGCGTGGCTACACCCTCACGCCCTCGAAAGAACTAGCACGTCACCACGGTAACTGAGCTGCTTATAGCGCCGTAGTTTTGTGAGTGCCGATACGCCACCCGTCGAGGCGATCGCTACAGCAGCGGTCATTGCTTCTGGACCCATGGCTAACGCTGGAGTAGCAAACAGACTGGCGCTCGTCGTCGTCGCGACAGTGGTGGCTGTAGCACTTTTGGCTTTGCTAGCCAGCACAACAGCAGTTACGGCAGTTGCAATGCAGCCAATCGCCAAGGCCCACGCTACGGTACCAACAGCTTTGATCTTGAAAGTCTTCTCCGCGAGGTCGCCCCGTACTTCGATGTAATCTGCTTTCGCTTCGATCGCCGCCGCCAATTGTTCTTCGCTCGTTACAGTAGTGCTGGCCATGAAAACGCCTACGTGATCGGAAAGATGGCATTCTGATATGCCTATCGATCCTCAGCAAGACAATTCCGTCCAGCTACCGAAGCCACCTGCGTCAAAAACATTTCACCAAAGACCACTCAATCGTTGAAGTTTCGGTCGCATGAGCCGCACTCCCAAGCGGCGTCGTCGATGACGTCCTTGATCGCGTCTGTCATTTCTCTCCTAGACCGAAATACGCCGCGAAACTCGCTATCGAACAGCTTGTTCCCAAGCTTGTAGGCCTCCTCCGCGCAATCGTTGTCGTAAAGCTCGCCGTGGAAATCACACTCGGCGATCGCACCGGCTCGCCTGGCTATCTGTGCTGCTACTTCACGCTGATGGTCGTGACTGTCCTTCATCTTTGCCTACCTCGCTTAACAGGGAAGACACAAATACCCCACTTCGACCGAAGCCGCCAGCTACCGACCCACCAGCGCGGGCGCATAGCTACCCCGACGCTTTCTCCGGCTGCCCCCGGAAAGCAGCTGTCACAGTGGACCTGGTGAATCCTGTAGCGAACCGCCTTATTTCTTCATCCCTACATCTTTCTGAATATCGCACCAGGCGTTCTCTAGCTCGCGTCTGATGAGCTTCATGAGGGAATTCATATCATCAAGAATCGGCTGACTATCATCTTCATGCTGGAGCTTATTTAAGTCCGTTATGATTTTTGCCGAAAGGCTACTGATTTCTTCGACATCTTCATCATCCCTGCTTAATAGCATGTCGAATCTCGATGACAGCGCAATAATTCGTTCGTGTCGCTCTATTCTTTCAACAGAGTTCTTAAAATCCGGATCACCCTCGATTCGAATAGCCATCGAAAACAGGCTCTCTACAAAATCAGTCGCGCAGTCCCTTAATTCTTTCATCCAAGCATGCCGAAAGTTGCTCAAATTCGATTTAATTTGATTTCGCTGCACTTTGTAGGTCAGAAATGCGACAACGACCACCACGAGTACGCTCGCGATACTAGGCCCGGCAACGCCCCAGTCGGTCCCGGTTTCTAGGTGAATATATAGCGGGTTGCTTTCCGTACCCGCTAATTGCTCTTGCTCGATTCTCATATCGGCGCCCGAGCCACTATATCGAAGACCATCAATTTCAAGTTCGAACTTCATAAACACCCTCTCCCTGTCCGGCCTACCGCAGGTCTCGCCACGATATTTTACTCGCATTTAGAAGAAAGGAATTGCTATGCCCAAAGCTCGGCAGCATTTAGTTTCGAATTATCATACTCAATACGGGTTGCCACTCACGGCGGCGGACAGAGAGATCAGCGTCGACCTGTTTGCCGGCGGGGGCGGTGCCAGCACCGGGATCGAAATGGGCTCGGCATCGACCAGTTACGTACGAGATAGAGGCCGCGTGAGCGGGAAAGGAGCTGCTATGTCGGAGATAAAGGAACGTCCATTCTGTTCAACGGCGCGATGGTCCAATCTGGAAGTCCGTCAGCCGGTTGAGCGACGTCCGGTCCTCGACGCGACGTGATTGCACTTGGCAGAATGCTGTATATCCAAACAGTATTCGCGGCCATGTTCTATCAAATCGTGCCTCTCTACCAACGGGGCGTGAAAATGTCGCAAAGAGATCGAGATGCGATCCCGCGCATCTACGGCGATGTGCAGATCCGCGTGGAAGAATGGACTCCACTAGGCCGTCCATGCCTCAGCGCGTACCTGTTCAAGGCAATGCCGCATTGCCGTGACGAGCTGCCACCACTGTATGAGGTGAGCGTAGCCGGCATGGCCACGCTGGCCTTCGTCATCGAAGGGACCGAACTTGTCGATGGCTGCTTCTACCGGCAGGCCTGGCACTGCAAAGAGTCCGACCACAGGATCCAGGTTCCATGGACGCTGTGCCCGCGCTCACCGCTCGATGAGTTGATTTAGCGCCGCTGGTCACGCCGCACCGTCACGTAGATGGCAATCGGGAGATGGTTGTCGCTCGCCTGCGATTGGAGTTGGTGCGAAAGCACCAGTGCAGCGGCAACTAGTGCGTAGCGAAAGAGCTTCTTCAGTTTCTGGCGGGTGATCAGTGGGTGCATGTCAGCGTCCTCGGTGTGGTTTCGCCCAGCCTGTCATCACGACAGCCCAGTATGCGCACCAAGTCTTCCGCTTCCTCCAGGCGACTTCCTCTTGTGGGATTTCCGCCGTCACGACGCCTTAACCGTCAATCAAATTGTGAGCCACTCCCCGGCCGACCTTCCCTGCCCGACGCACCGGCCGGGGCGCGACTCGCCCCGAGTATCCCACATCCATGAACGCTGCTTCCGCGGTGAGGTGATCTATGAACCATGGAAAGAACACAGCTCTGCTGGAGAGCAACAAGTTGCGCGCGATGCTGAGCAGGCAGTACTAGGCAGAAGGCGATGGATATTGCCCAGATTGCTGTCTGCTCACTGCTGCGCGACTGGGCGAAGGCTCAGGTCACGGCCGTTGAGTGCCAGCTCATGAGCTGCGAAGAAGTCTTCATGCCGCACATGCTGTTGCCAGACGGCCACCGAATGGTTGAGGCCGCCGTGAAGCTGCTGCCGAAGCGCGACGCCTAGTTACGCCCCCTACCCCCTATTTGCTTTTGCCCACCCGATACGGGAGGGAGGAGATTTGCCCATGGAAAGCGAAATTCTTTCCGATGAAGAGCTGGCGATGATCACCGGCTACCAAGCACGAGCGTGGCAGCGCCGCTGGCTAAATAGCCACGGCTGGCACTACATCGAAAGCCGAGGGAGGCGCCCGCTAGTAGGCCGGCAGTACGCCCGCCAACAGCTTGGTGCGCCTTCAGCAGAACCATCACCGTCCGCACCGGCCAAGCAGGCATGGACCCCCGACTTTTCCAAAGTGAGCTGATATGCGCCCGCGTAAACCCGAGAACAGAAACCTTCCCGTCAACATGTATCGCCGTTCTCGGTTACGCAAAAACGGAAAAGTCTGGGTCAGCTATTTCTATCGCGGGCCTGACGGGAAGGACATTTCGCTGGGCGGCGATCTGAACAAAGCCCGCCTGCGCTGGGCGGAACTGGAGGCCCGCGACGCACCAGGCGACCTGAAGATCATGAAAGCCATTTTCGACAGATACGAACGAGACATCATTCCCGGGAAAGCGCCCCGCACGCAGCGAGACAACCAGGCCGAACTGAGGCAGTTGCGGTCGGTTTTTAACAACGCCCCGATCGAAGCGATCACGCCGGCCATGATTGCCCAGTATCGCGACGCGAGATCTGCCAAGACTCGCGCGAACAGAGAGATCGCCCTGCTCTCCCACGTATTCAACATTGCCCGCGAGTGGGGCCTGTGCGAGCAGGCTAACCCTTGCATGGGGGTGCGCAAGAACAAAGAGAAGCCGCGCGACTACTACGCCAATGACACCGTGTGGGCCGCCGTCTACCAACACGCCTGCCACGAGTTGCGTGACGCCATGGACCTGGCTTATCTCACAGGTCAGCGCCCAGCCGACGTGCTCAGTATGCGGCGTGACGACGTGGTGGACGGGTACCTGTTGGTAAGCCAAGGCAAGACCAGCAAGCGCCTTCGTATCCAGACACAGTCCGATGGTGAGCCCAACTCTCTTGGCGTCTTGCTCGAGCGAATTGCCTCTGGCAATGCCGGTCACCCATCGCCATTCCTCATACTCAATCGTCGCGGCCTTCGAGTATCGCGGGCGATGCTGCGCAACCGCTGGGATGACGCGCGGAGCGCAGCGGCCGTGGCCGCCGATGGCCTGGGCGACCGCGACCTGGCCGGTCGCATTCGCCAATTTCAGTTCCGCGACATCCGCCCGAAGGCCGCCAGTGAAATCCTTGATCTGGCAGACGCCAGTAAGCTCCTGGGCCACACGAAAGAGCAGATTACCGAGCGGGTCTATCGCCGGGTCGGAGCCATCGCGAAGCCTTCCAAATAGCCGGAGTTTTGGGACGCGACCCCAAAAGTTTTGGGACGCGGTATTTTTCTGCAGACGTAAAAAAGCCCCGGAGGCTAGAGCCTGCGGGGCTTTGATACTGGAGGCCGATGTCGGAATCGAACCGGCGTACACGGATTTGCAATCCGCTGCATAACCACTCTGCCAACCGGCCTCAAAACGAAGGCGCCGCATAACTTCTGCGGCGCGATCTTACAAACTGGAGCGGGAAACGAGACTAGAGCCTAGCCCACAACCTTTTGATTTAAAAGGATTTTCCGCTACTGCTGCCTAGGCAACGGACACAATTATGGACTCGTTCGAAGAGGCAGGCAAGCCCCCCGCCAATTTTCTTTCCAGTTAGTCCTTTCGCCTGCTTACCCGTCCAGTCAGTTGCAGGGGCTGTAGGACGCTTTTCCCCTGAGCGGCACCTGCCAGTGAGCACCTCATAATCGCCGTCAATCGAGACGCAGCACTCAATCCTGCCAGATAGCACGATCATTCAGACCACAGAATCATTCATCGATAGCGGTGAAACCTCACCCGTGGCGACCGCCGCACGTGCGGCCTCTGCTGCACCCGCTGCCGATAGCGTCGACGCCCTGCTGGCATTGCTCGGCACCTCAGATACCGAACCGCACCCACAGAGGCCGGAGGTTGAACCACCCCCAGCAACGGGCATCAATGACCCGGCCGCACCTTCCCAGGCGAACGATTCAATGCTGCCCCCTGCCGCTGTACTTCCGCCCATCGAAAACGGTGGAAACTCACCGGAGTCACCTTCCGGCGAACATTTCCTGGCTTGGCTGCGGCAGCGTGTACAGAGCCGCAAACTCATCATCAATGACGCCAGGGCCCTGGTGCACACCGTGGCCGACACGGCATTTCTGGTTAGCCCCGGTGTGTTTCAGCGCTACGCACAAGAGCACCCGAACACGGCCACGCTCGCCAAGCAGGATCAGGTTGCAGATTGGCAGTGGGTGCAAAAGCGCTTCGAAAAGCTGCAACTGCACCGCAAGCAGGTCAATGGTCTGAACATCTGGACCTGCGAGGTGACAGGACCACGCAAGTCACGACGACTGCATGGTTACCTGCTGGCAGATCCGAGGCATCTGTTCGAGGAAGTGCCGCTCAACAACCCGTTCTTACAACTTGGCGTTGATCGCAGCTGACCCGACTTGAGCAAGAGAATGTCGCTAGTGTGGACTACGAAAGTGCCGAAGCCTCGCTCGTTGCAACATACAACCATCTCTGGACTCAGCAGCTACTCGGGCTTTTGTTGTCTGCTTATTTGCTCCCGGAGGCCTGGGTGGCGCCTCCAAACCTCCGGGTAAGCTGCGAATGAACACGCTACCGAGCGATCACCGCAGACTGCGCTGCTTGACCAGCATGTAGATCGCCGGAATGACCACAAGCGTCAGTACGGTGGAAGAAATCATCCCACCCACCATCGGCGCGGCAATGCGTCGCATCACCTCCGAGCCGGTACCGGTGCCCCACATGATCGGCAGCAGGCCGGCCATGATGGCCACTACCGTCATCATCTTCGGCCGTACTCGCTCGACTGCACCAGTTATGACTGCCTGGTAGAGATCAGCCACCGTTAACTGCTCGCCGGCTGCTTCCCGTTCGGCTCGGCGCTCGGCGAGCGCATGGTCAAGGTAGATGAGCATGATCACACCGGTCTCGGCAGCCACGCCAGCCAGGGCGATGAAGCCCACCACCACGGCCACCGAGAAGTTGTAGCCCAGCGCCCACATGAGCCAGATACCACCCACCAGCGAGAACGGCACCGAGAGCATGACGATCAGCGTCTCGGTAAGCCGGCGGAAATTCAGGTACAGCAGCAGGAAGATCAACACCAGGGTCAGCGGCACGACGATTTTTAGCCTCTCCGCCGCCCGCTCCATGTATTCGAACTGGCCGCTCCAGGTCACGTAGTAACCGGGTGGAAAGGTCACCTGATCATTGACCGCCTGCTGTGCCTCTCGCACATAGCTGCCGATGTCGCGGCCGCGAATATCGACATAGATATATGCTGAGAGCAGCGCGTTTTCGGTACGAATGCTGGGCGCGCCCTTGGAAACGCTGATATCGGTGAGCTGCCCGAGCGGAATTTGTGCGCCGCCCGGCGTGGGCACCAGCACCTCGGTGGCAATACGCTGCGGGTCGGAGCGCAGCTCCCGTGGGTAGCGAACGCTGACGCCGAATCGCTCGCGCCCTTCCACGGTCGTGGTCACAAGCTCGCCGCCCAACGCAGTGGCTATGACCATCTGCACCTCACCCACCGTCAGGCCGTAGCGGGCCAGGGCATCGTAGTCGGGGGCAATATCAAGATAGAAGCCACCCGTGATGCGCTCGGCAAACGCGCTGGTTGTCCCGGGCACCGCCTGCACAACCGTCTCGATCTGGGTGGCCAGCCGCTCGATCCCGGCGAGGTCCATGCCAAACACCTTGATGCCAATGGGCGTTCGTATGCCGGTAGATAGCATGTCCAGGCGCCCCTGAATGGGCATGGTCCAGCTGTTGGCCACACCCGGAAACCGGAGCGCTTCATCCATCTCGGCGATGAGCTTATCCATCGTCATTCCCGGCCGCCAGTGCTCTTCCGGCTTGAGGTTGACCACCGTCTCGAACATTTCGATCGGGGCCGGGTCGGTGGCCGTGGCCGCGCGGCCCGCCTTGCCGAATACCGAGGCTACCTCGGGAAAGCTCTTGATGATCCGGTCCTGCACCTGCATGAGTTCCGCAGCCTTGGTGATGGACATGCCCGGGAGCGAGGCCGGCATGTACAGCAGCGTGCCTTCGTTGAGGCGCGGCATGAATTCGCTGCCAAGCTGGCGCGCCGGCAGGATGCTCACGCCCAAAACCACGAGCGCCACCACGATGGTTGTCACCTTCCATCGCAGCACGATATGGATGATCGGGCGATAAATCCAGATCAGGAAACGGTTCACCGGGTTCTTGTGCTCGGGGATGATCCGCCCGCGCACGAACAACAGCATCAGCACCGGCACCAGCGTCACCGAGAGTAACGCCGCACCCGCCATGGCGAAGGTCTTGGTGAAGGCGAGCGGCGAGAACATCCGTCCTTCCTGGGACTCCAGCGTGAACACCGGTAGGAAGGAAACGGTAATGATCAGCAGCGAGAAGAACAGCGCCGGCCCCACCTCGCGGCAGGCTTCAATGATGACCTCTGCCCTCGGCTTGTCCGGCGACGCTCGCTCCAGGTGCTTGTGCGCGTTCTCAATCATCACGATGGCCGCGTCCACCATTGCGCCGATAGCGATGGCGATGCCGCCCAGGCTCATGATGTTGGAATTGAGCCCCAGCCAGCGCATGACGATGAAGGCGATCAGGATGCCCACCGGCAGCATGAGGATGGCCACCAGCGCACTGCGTACATGCAGAAGAAACACAATGCACACCAGCGCGACGATGATCGACTCTTCCAGCAGCGTGACCTTGAGATTGTCCACGGCGCGCTGGATAAGATCCGAACGGTCGTATACCGGCTCGATCTCGACACCTTCCGGCAGGCCGGGACGAATCTCCTCTATCTTGGCCTTCAGGTTGTCGATCACGTTCATGGCATTTTCGCCGTAGCGGGCGACGGCGATGCCGCCGACCACCTCGCCCTCCCCGTTGAGCTCGACCACGCCGCGACGCTCATCAGGGCCGAGCTCGACGCGCGCCACATCGCGCAGCAGAACCGGCACCCCGCCCGCGGCCTTGAGCACCAGTTTCTCGATGTCCGCTGCACCACGCAAATAGCCGCGACCGCGCACCATGTACTCGGTCTCGCTCATTTCCACGATGCGACCGCCCACGTCGGCATTGCTGGTCCGAATGACGTCGGAAATGCGGCTCAACGGGATGTCGTAGGCCTGCAGCTTCTGCGGATCGACGGTGACTTGGTACTGCTGGACGAATCCGCCGATGCTGGCGATTTCGGACACACCCTCGGCCTTGGTGAGTTGATAGCGCACAAACCAGTCCTGCAGCGTGCGCAGCTCCGCAAGGGTATGCCGCGCACTGGTCAGCGCGTATTGGTAGACCCAGCCAACGCCGGTGGCGTCCGGCCCCAGCGCCGGTGTCACTCCAGCTGGA